TTGATGTAGGCCAGTGTCTTGTCATGTCTGATAGCCACATCCAACGCACTCATGGTGGCAAAACTTCTTTTGTCGTTGCGAATGATACGGAAGTCGTTCATCATACCCACAATGGCATGCATGGTAAGTGGATCACGCCGGTTCATGTTGGTCCACAAGGTACCACCCACAAACACAACATCGTCGATAATCTTAGTATCTTGTTCCAACATGTAAATGTTGGGATACTTAGCGCACTCGTCACGCATGTGTTCAATGCTGTCGTAGAATCTACCATTATAGAATTCATGATTACCCATGATGTATATCACATGTGGGAACTGAAAACTGCAACGCTTCATAAAGTCGCGAAACTTTTGAGCACGTTCTTGTCTCCGACCCAATCCAGTGCCGTTGGCAATGGCCGCTTGATCCGCAGTATTGTTAGGCGCTGGATGGTCGTGGAGATCCTGTGCAATCATAATATCGCCACCGAGGATCAGTACATCATAGTTCTGATCGTTAACAATGTTAATGTCACTGAACTCTAAATGGAGGTCACTGACCAGTTTGATTCTCATATCTTTTCTCTCTTAATTCTTCACAAGGTTCACAATAAACATGGATCCAACCACCGCCTCGGCTGGTTCCAGGATTGCCACATTCTTCACAAGTGACTCCTGTCATGCTTTCTGCCATGCTAACAAGTCCGCTGATGTAATCATCACCACCACTGTAATAAAATCTCAGTGTACCAAACTTTTCTTTAACTTGGTCCAAGGTCACTTGTGGAATAGATTCTGGTACTGACCTAAAGTCTCCGGCAACAATTTCCGCAAGGCGTTTTTCTTTGTACTCATCGTTAGGTCGATCTTTCATGCTGGCTTCAAACAAGTCAAAGTTTCCAGCTTTTGCTTGTGCGGCCATTTCGTTGTATTCCATGGCCCACTTGCGCTGTTTCTCTTTCCAATCAATGTGATGCTGAATATTTCCCATAAGCTGATTCAAAATATTGTACCAACCATCTCCACATTCAAAACCCCAACACATACAAGTTTCCTGCATGTTCTTGTTGCGATTCACCATCAGCTTGGGATACTTCTCACAAAGCAATTTATCTAGTTCTTGTTTCATTGCGCCGCCTTTACATAATTAAGTCTGGTCACATCATTTTGATGTTTCCAATGTTTGGAATGATCCTTGACCTTTGCTTTTACTATCACACACGCACCAAGGTTAAGGCCCGTCTTATTAATCCAAGACACCATCTTATTGTTTATTATAGCATCTATATTCCATCCTTCAAAGTTTTTTGACTTAACTGATGAAATTATCTCTGCATCCAAATCTTTAATGGCACTACCTACTTCTCCCAAATAACCTTCATCCACACTTCGAGAAACTTTTTTAAGTTTGTTTTGTGAAAGGTCTCTAACATATACACTAGGCAAACAGGCAATGTAACCAAAGTTTTTAGTTTCAATATTGTCTGAACTTAGAAAACCGTTGATATTGGTTTGAAACTCGTTCTCTCCCTCGATTGCCGCAAACAGCAATCGTTTAAAATACTTTCGAATTTCTTCTGCAAGTGCAACGTCTTCAGCCAGTACCTTTAACGGCATGGGTGCATCTTTTGGATCAGCAGTCCAGTTTGTAGGAATAACTGTACACAACATCTGCATCTTGTTGGTCTGTTTGGTGTACATATAAACGCCATCTTCTGCCCAAACTGCTTCAGGTTCTTTGATATACGAACCATTTACTCGTTGTGCCGCACAGGCCAGCTCTAGTACTTGTTGTGTGGAGAACTCTTTTTTGGACATTGCTCGCTCGCTACATGAGTTAATATACTTTGTATTTTATATGAAAACATGTCTCTTGTCAATCGTTTCCAAATGACAATATATCTTTTTGGCTAACTTTTTGGTAAGCATGTTTAGTCCAAAATGACCAATGTACGCTCTCAATTGTGGACTAGACAATTGAGAACCTGTACGCATCTTACTCAAAATACTTATTCTGCTTAATCTTCGTTTGGCACGGTCAGCATCCATGGTGCGCAGTAGCTCAATGGCTATACTAAAAGCATAGGCATCTAATTCGTCATCATCTGCAAGATATAGTTCGTACGGTGTATCAAAATGCTCTCCGTATTGATTATGATCTCTACGCATACTTTGATATTGATGTCTAAACTCGTGTACAGTGGCATCAAAAATTTCTGTAAGAAAAGCAGTTACTTGATGTGGACCAAACGGTTCATCGCCCTTTAAGTTGTGATGTACTATGACTTCTATGGCTGTATCCATATTGAAGTCATTTTCACTGTCATAGTATGCCATAACATACCATTTGTCTTGATCTAACGTTTTATCTTTTTTACTCTTAATGGCAATATCAAAATTGTGCAATTTGAATGTGTTGCGGGTACGCCCTATCAAATTTCTAAAAGTTGGTTGCTTGGGTGTTTGTTCTCGAACTTTTTTACATACATTACATACACGTTCAAGAATTATATTCATTGTCACAACCTATAAGTTACGCGGCCCTTTGTTAGATCGTATGGGCTTACTTCTAACCGGACGTTATCGCCCATGATAATTCTAATCTTGTTTTGCTTCAATCTACCGCCCATGTAACATAACAATGGTTTAGGCATATTTTCTACTTTAACCCTAAACATATTACCCGGTAATACTTCTTCTACAGACCCAACCAGTTCTATAATATCGTCTTTAGCCATTGTTTATTTTTTGAATAGTCCAACTACCGTCTTGGTTGTCAGTCCATTCCAAAGTGTCTCCCTCTTTCCAGCCCTGTTGTTCTAAAAAATCATCCGGGAACGGAAGAACCAAATCTCCACTCCCGTCATCTGCTTCTTCCACAGTTATTGTCCAACTTGTTTTGTTCATGATATTATTTACCGTGTTATTCATCATCACTCCAAGGAACTGGTCTCCAACCCAACCGATTAAGATCCAATTCAATTTCTTCAGTTACAACTCCTTCGGGTACATAGTCGCGGCCATCAGTAACGTCTGGTATTATACCAGATAACCCGTTGCCCAATTCTTCATTGCCAATCCCACTACAGTACCAATCAATGTAGTCACCCTTTTCCTGCATGTCAGCAACGATGCCACCACTATGACGCCAACTGCACGACCATACATCGCCCTTTAGCTCTTGCCAAAACTCACGACTTTGCCAAGTCATGTTGCACATCGCGGCATACAAGTTTTGAGCATAGTTGTCACTCTGTTTGACTTTGTCGCAAAGTTCTTTGCTACTACGGAGATCGTACTCCATGTTGTTTTTTTGCCAAGCAGGATCGTGGATCCGGTTGGCATCATCAATCTTGATCTGTTCCCACATATTGATGTATGCTTGATTAGGCTCTTCACCCTTTTCTTTTGCCCGTGCAATTGCACCTTCTTTTTGAAAGGTATGCCGTTGGGGACTACTTGCTACTCGTTTCATTAATGGAAACTTCCTTGAATACAGTGTCGAAATTCGTGGCCGAGAATATCATTATTGGTCATGTACCCAACCACAATGGTACAAGTGCGGTCATTATGAAAGCTACAGGCTTCCATAGTGGCTCCTCTGAATCCGCCAAACCCTCGACGTCTACTTTCAGCTTCGCACGTTTGTCTAACATTGTCTGTTCTGATAATCTTAACTTGTGTTTCAGCTGTTACCAAATTTCGAATAGAATACATTTCGGTTGCTGATTTTTCCAGTTGAGCATTTGCGTTCATTGCAACTACTGCTAACAAAATTACTAGTGCCTTTTTCATCCTGTGCCTTTCTGTGCCTGTGTGTTAAAATGGTGTAGACGGTAGGATTCGAACCTACAAAGTCACCCTAAGGGCTAGACCCTGTCCCTCCGCTGGCCGGTTGTTACTTGCCATTGGAGGAGGTATACCAGTTCCACTCACGTCTACATTGTAAGTATAGCGCCTTTTGTAAATACTGTCAATGTCTTTCTCTACTATTCCATTCGAAAAAATTATCCAATTTGGACAGCAAACCATGCTAGATCGTCCATTATTTAACATAAGTTGGATATTGGGGAGATTTTGTAACTACAAATGTAGCTATTGTTGGCCCTATGCTAGGTCAGATGTGCCAGATCACCAACCAGTCGAAGTGTATAAAAATGTTGTTGACGAAATCAAACATCAAGCTCGAAACAACGGATTCAATCAATTTCATTGGAGTTTCAGTGGCGGCGAGCCAACAGCATACAAAAATCTACTAGAGTTAACTGATCACTTGGACGATGGTGTGTCATACCAAACTATACACATGACTACTAATTTGAGTCCCAGTTTGGCTTGGTGGAAACGTTGGGCCACTGCTACCTCTATGCTACAACGTAGAAGTATAACAGCCAGCTTTCACGACGAGTTTGCCAAAGAACAGGAGTTTGGCGATAAGATTTTGCAACTGATGTATGATGGTGTTCACGTTACTATAAATCAAGTCATGGTGCCTGAAAAATTTCACCAATTGTATGCCAGACTAGAAAGATTTGCGACCCGTGGTATTAATGTAACTCTTAAACCGCAAAGTGATCCCACAGCCAGCCAACTAGTAGATGGATACACTGATGAAATGATTCGCATAATGCAAACTGGATTCCCACAACAATCCGACGGCGAAGAAACTTATCAGATAGCACTGTACGAGCAAGATGGTACTGAACATCTATTCGACCAAGCTGAAAGATTCAATGCATTTGGATTTAATAAGTTTGAGGGATGGCGGTGTAACTCGGGATTTCAAAGTGTGATAATTAGAGGCGACCAAATAAAAAGAAGTTATAGTTGTCATGATGTTCCTCTAGGCAATGTATTAACGGGATTTAAATTATTTGAAGATCCACAACTTTGCTCTACACCAAGTTGCGTTAGTTCAGCGGATAGCAAAATTCCTAAAATTCGTGTAATTTAATCATTTCAAAAAGTGTTTTGACAGCAGTTTGCAAATCGGGATAGTCGCTTGCTTTAATAATTGTTTTTGTTCTTCTAAAAGACAGATAGTATTTCTTACCAAAAATTTGTATATGATGTCCTCCAGGACTTACGTAATGAATTGTTCCGTGATACTCTAGTCCCCACTTATTTTTAACATTATTTGTAATCCACTTGTATACGTTACGGAACCAAAACGGATCGTCTTTAATTTGAGAACCTATACCCCATTCGTGAATGTTGTTACACGGAATATTGTGCAACGCCAAATCGTCTCCTTGCCAGTCGATGCTATCTATTTTATCCAACACTATGATTTCATCAGTGTTTATAATTTCATCTGTAATTAGTATTCCATTAATCCATTCGTTGTTTTTTCTTAGTGCAGTTCCAATGTACCTATTAGTTCCTGGTTCTAACTGCCAATAAGGCGATTTAGAAATTTTCCAAATTATTACAGGTTGGGTTGGATTATGCATATAAAAATAAAACCATTTATCCAATATTCTATGTCGAGAAAATGCCCCTGAAAAATAACCAAATAGATTACTATCTAACAATGGTTTAACCTTGCAATTATATTTGTATAGCATGATTAGTAAGTATCAGTTCCGTGTGCCACTCGTTGGCCATCTCAGTAGTTGCAAAATTTTTGAAGCATGGTGCTCCAAGTGTGTAGTGTAGAAGTTTAGCGTTGAGATTTGGTCCGTATTCGTCTGGTAGCCAATTCCATTCATTTGGTAATTCGCCAATTAAATCGTCAATGAGCCAGGTAAATCTGTGAACTTGTGCCCCAGTTGCTGACTGTATGAATTCAGGTGTGACGGCAGCATTAGCAGGATGCCCGCAATTCCAAAGGACCACACTTGACCAATTCTTTCGAGGATAGTTTTCGTTCTTCGCTCCAAGATACTTTTTGGACATTCTAGTTTTGTAGTCATGCTTAACCACCATAACAGCTTTAGTTTCATCACATAACTCCCATAACTCAGTAATATCACTTCGAAGAATCATATCACCGTCAATGAATAGTGCCCAACCAGTAAAATCTGTTAGATATGGTATTAAAAATCTACTGTAGATAAATTGATTACTTCCGTCAGTATGAGTTTCTGTATAGTTTTGAATTAAATTGAGTGCTAATGGGATAATGGCAACAGGTTGACTAGCATGCCGAATAATACTATTGGAGCATACATGATAAGTGACGGCAGCGTGAGGATCGTATCCTATAAAAATTTTAAGCATGTGATATTTAGTAGTTAAATACATGTGCTGAAAAATACAATTACATAAAATTAAATTGGAAATAATATGGAAATTAAAGAAGTAAAACAAAACTGGTCTGACAAGCTAATGAGGATTGATCTTACTATAGGTAATATTTGTAATTACAAATGCTGGTATTGTTTTACTGGGTGCAACGAAGGAACGCTAAAATGGCCAGACTTTGATACCTTTACTACTAATCTCTGTCATCTGTTAGATTATTATAAAGAACATACAAATAAACGCAAGTTTGATTTTCATGTAATGGGCGGAGAAATCACACATTGGAAACAATTTTTCGATTTAATTAAATTTTTTAAGGAAAGATATGATTGTATTTTTACCTTAACAACCAATGCAAGTAAGAAGTTAGAATGGTGGAGAGATGCGGCACCTTATTTAGATTACGTAACTATCAGTAGCCATCATGAATTTGCTGATCCTGCCCATGTCAGAGATGTGGCAGATTTATTATATGAAAAAAATGTAATTGTAAATACTGTTGTTCTAATGGATCCAACATCCTGGGATAAGTGCATGGGCATTGTGGAATTTTATAAAGGTAGTAAACATAGTTGGTCTATTCGATATTTAGAGATTATCCAACAAGATTCAGTAAAATATTCACAGGAGCAACTTGCAATACTGCAAACGTTACGTGCAAGACGAGCCAATCTATTTTGGTTTTTGCGTAATAATAAAAGTTATCGTAGTAGCGTAAAAGTTATTGACAGCAACAATAAAACTCATAAAGTTAAAGACCAAGACATAGTACTTAACAGGCTAAACAATTTTTTTGGATGGGAGTGTAATGTTGGTGTTGACTGGATTGCCGTTAAAGCAAATGGCACAGTGTCTGGTATATGCGGCAACGGTTTATTTTCAAATGTAGAAAAATTTAATATATTTAATGAAGATTTTGTAGAAAAATTTCAGCCCACTATTACGCCTACTATTTGTCAAACAACAAGTTGTTGGTGTATGTTTGAAGCTAATATGCCCAAGAGAAAGATAACAGAAAACAAGGTCATACCAATCTATGCTAATTGACACTGATCATTTGCATTTCTGGATCCAAGCTATACGACAAAGTCCAGACCCAATGCGTACTATGGATGCATTTTGGCAAGGGCAACTTAGTAGCAAAGAGTGGTTAATTAGTTCCTTGAACTGCTGGATAGACGATTTTGTCACAGTAGATATTCACGGCGGCTGGGTA